AGGTTGATTGACGAAGTTCATGTAATCTTCGTCAGATATAGTGACAAAATTCATACAAGTATTCCTCAAAAAGCGTAGATAGGACGAGGTAATGCTCATAATGAGTATTACCTCGTTACCTCGTCACCTCGTTACCTCGTCACTCGGATAGAAGTAACTTAGTGACGAATTAACTTGTTGATTAGTATCACGAACTTCGTCAAGTTCAGCACGAAGTTCCCGTATCGCAGTACGAAATACCTCGCGCTCCGAGAGCAGCTGCGAGTTCCTCGTGCGTAGCGCTTCGTTGCTAGCTGCGAGTGCTCGGTAGTCATCACTAAGTAATTGGTAATCGAGTTTGTTAGCCTTAAGTGCTTGGTTAGCGGAACTTAGCGCATCGCGCTCGATGCGCAGATCGGTGATTGCAGCGCGAAGTGTTTCGATTTCAGTAGTCATGTCAGTCTCCTTAGTGCATCGTGCTTCGTGACTTGGCCCCAGCAACTGCGTTACGCACTGCTTCGGTCCAAACAGCGTTGCGGGCTCGTTCGAGCTTCGCGAATTCGTGCGGTGGTAATTGTACCCACCGCCCAAACCGTAGTTTCTGAGCGTTGAGTAGCCGAGCCATCAAGGCGGGTAGATCGTTGTTCATGATTTGTCTCCTGAGCGGCGAAGCTTGTGCTGAAAAAGCTCAAGCTCGGCGTTAATGTTGCCCCGATAGGCTTCGAGTTCGCTCAATAATGCAGCGTTGTGCACTCGGTGGGCCTTATCGCTTATCCGAAGAATCTCGACCGTAAGTTCGAGGTGGTAGATCTTATCGGTAAGGATGTCGATCTTTGTGATCAGTTGCTCGGTGGTCATGGCTCAATCCTCGGTCAATTGATGTCAGGGTCGAAGCGGGGATCATGCAACGCCTTTGCTGTAGTGGTACCGCAGGAACAGATGGCCGTGTTCGGTCTGTTCAACCGAGTAGAAACGGCCGACTTCGTTGAAGCGGGCAATTTCTTCGGCTTCTTCCAAGGTTGGCGCTACGTTTCCTACCGGGTACCCGCTGGCGCCGATGAACTGATATCCAAGGATCGTGATGATGCTCATAGTTTTCTCCATTAGGTTATGTTGCCCGAATAGACGGGCATGCGTCGCGAAGCGGCGCTCTTTCGAGCACCGCCTCGTGATAAAGGCGATCAACGGAATTCAGGAGCGACGAGCCAAGCGCTTCGCCGTTGGCTATAGAGCTCGACGACGTCGTTCTTGATGCGGGCGGTCGTCGCGTATTCGCGAGACAACCGGGAGCAAGCCTCCATCAAGCGCTGACGCTTAGCGACATGCGCTTTGAACTCCTGGTAACCAGGACGCTCGGTCTTTGGGACCTCGTGCTTCGGGGCTTCGTGCTTGGCGCTCCGGACTTCGTGCTCGAGGGCGATGTTCTTCTGGGCGAACTCCGCGAGCTTGTCGCCCATCTCCTTGACCTCGGCGCTAGCTTCGAGCTTAGTGCTACGAAGCTGAGTACGTAGTTCTACGCACTCATCGTGCCGTTGCTTCAGCAAGGCGTGCGCGATTTCGAGCTGTTCAATGAGCTTGGCTTTGGTCATCTTGGCGAATGCAGTGTTCATGGTAGTGATCTCCAAGTGGTGAGTGCAGATATGGTGGGCACCCGGCGCGAAGCGGCGTACTGCCCATGTAGAGGGAAAGGCTCCTCGGGGCCGAAGCCCCTTGGCGCTTACCGATACGCGTGATGCGCAAGGTGACGAAGTACGTCTTCGGCGGTTACGGTGCCGCTCTTCGCGAGGCGGCAGAGTTCGGTGATGTCGTCGCGGACGTAGGCCAGTTCTTCGCGGACGCAGTCAACCTCGTTGTCGAGGCGTTGGATGGAAGCGGCTGAGGTGAGGGCGAGGATGAAGTCGTACATGGCGGTGATCTCCAAGTGGTGCGCAGCTCGGGAGTGAGTGCAGAAGTGGACGGGCACCCGCCGCGAAGCGGCGTCTTAGCTGAGCACGACGAGCGAGGGGCGGGGCCGTAGGGTCCCCTCTTCGGGAATCGGAGAACCGAAACCGAAGTGGGGGGCCTCTTCTCCAGTCGACGGGGAGGGGTGCCACTCGCAGGCTTAAAATAAAATTCTGCGAAATTTTTTAAAAGACCTTATATAATATATTACATTTTAGAATAAATTAGTGCATAGTGCTTCGTACTACGTCCGACGTTCGGGGAAACGTTATGGAAAAGAAAAAGGGAATGCAGAACAAAGGTACTGAGGGCTTCGATTGGCGCGCTCAGCACGAGGGACTACAGGACCCTGATGGACCGCTTACGGCACAGCAGAAAGAGTTTGTTAAGAATATTGCGCATCATGGGATGAAGCCTGCGCTTGCAGCGCGAACTGCTGGGTATCTTCATAGCGATGTTAATGCCTATCGGATGATGCGAAATCCCAAGATCAAAAAAGCTATTAGCATTGAACAAGAAGCGTATGCCAAAGCTTCGCAGATGACGAAGAAGAAGGTCATCGATGGGTTTATCGAAGCTATTGACCTAGCGCGGATCAAAGGCGAGCCTATTGCGATGATCGCAGGCTGGCGCGAAGTGGGTAAGATGTGCGGATTCTATGAGCCTAAGAAAGTCGATATCAAGGTCTCGATGCAGGGGCAGGTACTTCTCCAACGGTTGAATAGTATGTCGGACCAAGAGCTTCTAGCTATGGCCGAAGAAGATACGAACGTATTGGAAGGAGAGTTTAGTGTCGTCGGTGAGTAAGATTCAGCTACAGAAGCTGTTAGCGCAAAGAGTCTTGGCACGACGGCGTTTGCTTAGTTTTACCCAGTTGACTCACCCTTCGTACCAAGCTGGCTGGGTACATGATGACATCTGCCGAAGATTAGAGAAGTTCAGCAGGGATATCGTAGAACGAAAGTCGCCACGACTTATGTTGCTGATGCCTCCGCGACACGGTAAAAGCGAGCTGGCGTCTATACGTTTTCCGGCTTGGCACTTAGGACATAATCCTACGCACGAAGTTATTAATGTGGGGTACAACCTGGACTTGCCGATGACATTTTCGCGCAAGGTGCGGGAAGTTATGCGCGACCCGCATTATCCGAATATCTTTCCAGAGTCGAACTTGAGCCCCGATTCTCAGTCTGCAGAAGCATGGAACACGACCGCCGGTGGGGGGTTTACTGCAGCGGGTGTGGGCGGCGGTATTACAGGTAAGGGAACGCACTGTCTTATCGTTGATGACCCAATCAAGAACCAAGAGGAAGCGGACTCGGTTGTTGTGCGCGATAAGCTGTGGGATTGGTACCAGAGTACTGCGTACACACGACTTGCACCTGGGGGCGGGGTGCTGATTATTGAGACGTACTGGAGCTTCGACGACTTGGCTGGCCGATTGCAGGAAGCGATGAATCGGGATGATGAGAATGTCGATAGGTTCGAGATTGTTAAATACCCTGCGCTTTCTGAGCAGTGGGAGTATCGGGATGAGGAGACGTTCGAGATCAAGCGGTTTGAGGAAGAGCAGCCTGACTCGGGGTTGACGCTGCTTAGACCGAAGGATTTTTGTTTGCACGAGGCGCGGTATTCGACCGAAGCGTTGAAGAGGATTCGAGCGAACATGCAGCCACGCATTTGGTCGGCGTTGTACCAGCAGAATCCTACGCCCGACGAGGGTATGTACTTCAAACGGGAGTTTTTTAGGTATGCGAAACAAATGCCCCACCCACAAGGTATGCGGATTTTTACTGCTTGGGACTTCGCTATTGGTGAGAAACAGCAGAATGACTGGACTGTAGGGGCTACAGGTCTGCAGGACGAAGCGGATAATATATACGTGCTGGAGATCTTTCGGATGAAGGGGGATAGCTTCCAGATCGTGGAGGCTATGCTTGATGTAGCAGCGCGCTGGGGTAGTGCAGTATCATCGGGATATCTGATTGGGGTAGAAGATGGACAGATTTGGCGCGCCATCAGGCCGATGTTGATGAAGCGCATGGAGGAGCGGAGAGTGTTCCCTCCGCACGAGGTCATGAAGCCGTTGTCGGATAAGGTTGCTCGAGCCCGGCCATTACAGGGACGGATGCAGCAGGGGAGAATTATATTCCCAGAGAATGCTCCATGGTTGGGGCAGGCTGAGCAGGAGTTGCTACGTTTTCCTGCGGGAGCGCATGATGATGTGGTGGATGCGTTGGCATGGCTGACGCATTTGTGTATTGGGAAAGCGCCACCAAGAGTCGCGGTTCCACCGCCGTTACCGTCATGGCGGGATAAATTGGCTATAGTAGGCGGCGAAGGTTCGCACATGTCTGCGTAATTAGAGGGTTTAGCGATGGCTGAGATACATGCAGAGTTGGCGGTACGTGGGCTGCACATGAGTACGCTTGCACACCTTGAGCATTTCAAGACTCCGAGTTATGCAGCGCACAAGGCGCTGGAGATTCTGTATACGGATCTTCCTGGTACGGTGGATAGCTTTGTAGAGCAGTGGCAAGGGTTGAATGGGAAGATTACGAGCTACAAGGCGTGGACTCCTGTTACTCGGCCAACGGTAAAGATGTGCGAGGATTTTGTTTCATGGATCGATGACAATCGGGAAGCACTGATCGAAGGAGATATTTCTCTGGATAATGCACTAGCGGATATTCGTACTGTACTATTGCAGGCTATATATCGCCTTAATGAATTGAGCTAAGGAGAATTATATGCCTGTTAACTCAACACTAGCCGACGAAGTTTGGCGGCGTTACGCATATCTGCGGGATAACGGGCACCTGAAGTACCTAAAGAAAGCGTCGCAGTGCGAGGATTTCTTTGCGGGGCTACAGTGGGAGCCAGGGGATTTGGCACTGCTCAGGGAGTACAAGCGGCCTGCGCTTACGATCAATAAGATTATTAGTACGATCAGCAACGTGATGGGGGAGCAGATATTCAATCGGACGGATATTACGTTCAAGCCTCGGAACGATGGCGCCACGGCAGAAGTTGCTGATGCGTTGACAAAAGTGTTTATGCAGATTGGGGATAATAATCAGTTGAGTTGGGTACGCAGCGACGTGTTCGCTGACGGTATTATCGGGTCTAGAGGGTTCTTCGACGTACGGCTGGATTTCTCGGATTCCCTGCAGGGGGAGATCAGGATCGAGCAGCTGAATCCGAAGAACGTGTTGATTGATGCGGATGCTGATGAATACGACCCCGATAAATGGGGCGATGTGGTTGTCTCCAAGTGGATGAGTCCGGATCAGATCGCGATGTTGTACAGCGAGGCTGATGCGGAGTTGCTCCGGTCTAGGCGGGATAGTTATTTTCCCTACGGCTATGACTCTATTGATCGGGACCGAGATCGGTTCGGTACGCCTCGGGCGCTGTATACGTATAGTACAGGTCCTGATTTTGGGGATGGCAATGTACGGAACATCCGGGTTATCGAGCGGCAGTACAGACGGTTGGACAAGGTAGAGCACTTCGTTAATGTCAGCTCTGGGGACATGCGGATCGTGCCTACGGATATGACCCCGGAGAGGAAGGCCGAGTACATGCGGGCCAATCCGGAGTTGGCCATCACGAAAAAGCTGATCCAGCGGATTCGGTGGGTGGTCATTGCGGACAATGTTGTTCTGCACGATGATTGGAGTCCGTACAAGCACTTCACGGTTGTGCCGTACTTTCCGTACTTCAGGCGTGGGCGTACTGTCGGGCTGGTTGAGAATCTCATCGGGCCACAGGAGCTGCTCAACAAGGTGTCGAGCCAAGAGCTGCACGTGGTGAATACCACGGCGAATAGCGGGTGGAAGATCAAGCGGAACGCGCTGCAGAACATGTCTACTGCGGAGCTTGAGAACCGGGGTGCGCAGACTGGTCTTGTGCTTGAGTTGGACGAGATTGAAAACGCTGAGAAGATTACGCCTAATCCTACACCTACTGGTCTGGACCGGATTAGTTACAAAGCCGAAGAGCACATTAAGAACATCTCGGGTGTGTCGGACTACATGCAGGGCTTTGCTCGCGAAGATGTAGCGGCGAAGAGCGTGCAGACGAACAAGCAGAGTGGACAGGCGAATCTGGCCAAGGTCATGGACAACATGAACCGGACGGATTTTATTTTGGCTAGGAATGTACTAGATGCGGTTCAGGAGTATTATACTGAACAGCGGATGTTATATATTACTACCGACAAGCTGACGAACCAGACCGAACAGTTGACAGTTAATGGAGTTACTCCTGAAG